GCCTGCGCGCAGGTTCGCCAGGATGAGCCTTTGTCTTATACCGGTCCATGAACTTGTCTAGGGAGTAACTCCTGTTGGCCTTGCAGTTCTCTTCCCAGACCCGCTTCTCGTAAGATTCCATTTCGGCCCTGTCGTCTTTCCCGGCTGTGGGATCTCTACGGTTAAAGTACTGGAACAACCTGTGAGCAATCATTTCTCGCATCTCTGGAGCGTCGCTGTGCACCGATGTCAGAGCGACCAAGTTATCTAGAGGGCAGAAGCCCTTCTTCAGCACGGTCTTCGGAGCGAGATCCTTATTAGCGAAGTGTTTCATCTGGTGAGTACCGTTGTACTTGTTAGTTGCTGACACCTTTAGGAATGAGACCTTCTCTGAATCTACTTGTCCGCGCAACACGTGCTTTGTCGAGTCGAATTCCTCGAACGCCCACTCCTCTATCGGAATGTCCAGAGAGCAGTTCTTCTTTGCCCACTTTGCCACTTTCCCCCAATCTATCTGCTCGCCGGCAGGCAGGTGAGCTTTTATCTCAGTATCGTCCCCCGCGATCGCGACTTCTATCGCAATTCCCTTAAGGTGAGGACAACGGTGTCGTATGCAACACCAGTCGATCCAGTTGGTTAAGGTCGCGATCCAAGAAGTCCAAGGCGTGCCCGACGGGTTACCATCTTGGAAGAGGTAAGTATATCCACCCGGAGTCACGACCTTAAGGTTACAGAGATTGTAAGTCATTGCGAAGAAAAACTTGTCTACGACTCCGCCTCTAGGGAAGCATCCTCTGATTAGCGACATAGCAATTATCTTATGTTTTCGCGTGCGGCTTGAGTCATGAGATTTAGCATCGATCGCGATGTATAGATTAGGTTCTAGTAGCTCGCCCGTCCGTACGTTGCGCACGGGCTTGTTCCTCCAATTAATATAACGTTCGTAGCCGAACTTCTGCATTGCATGACCTAAGAAATTGCCGTGAGCGTCTAACTTCTTGAATTCAGATGTCATGCGCTGAGCGAAGATCATGCAGATTAAATCCATCGAGTAATTATTAAAAAGTACAGCGCGTGATTCTACGTCGTAGTCGAACTGTTTCTTGTTCCTGCGCCATCGGCCACCGACGGACCATTCGAAACAGGCTGGGACGTATTTTCGGGCGAACATGCCCCATAGGATTCTTGCGTCGTGATAGGCCCCTCTCCATGCTAAGCCTTTTGGCGTGTTAGGGTAGTCGAAACCAGCCTGGGCGCGCCACTTGATCTTTAGGTCGAAGATCGACTCAAAAGACGGCATGGGCAGCGCGGGGAGAACCAACTCATGTTGAAAGAACTTGATAGACTCGAAGATCTTACCATATGACAGCTTATGGGGTTTGAACTCTGCGAAGCGCCTTAACTGGTGGATCGAAGTCTCCCAGCCTCCATCGACGATTGTCCAGTCGAAGACCGCGTCGGCGAGAGTTTCCGAGCTATAAACGCCGAATAGTTCGTTATCGGCC